TTGGAAGAACTCTATTAAAACAAGCAGCAGATATCCACCCAGATACTGCTGATTTTGTAAGGAAGCTGACTAGTTCAAGAAAAGGAATAGTTGGTCCAAAAGAATTCGCAGAAGTATCAAGAATTATGTCTAAAAACTTATCTCAAAGAGCGCCTGTCACCGATAAATTTATTAATTATTGGAAAGATGTAGCAGCTATTTATGTTAACGAGACTAAAAAAGTAGACATACCTTGGGTTACTTTTGACGGTAAAGTTATGATGCAAAGGTATCGCCCAAAGATACAAGAGCGTGTAGACTTTAATGACTCGGTTTCGGGTCGAAAAATTTCTAACATCTATGAATCGAGTGCTGAAGATGGAAAGCTTTTAGGAAAAGGCTCTCTAAACGATGCACGAATAGGCTTAGGTGTTAACGGAAATCACAGCAATGATGCCGCTATCGTACGGCGTTTCCACTTGTGGGGGCGTAAAAACGGTGTCGATACTGCTACGATTCACGATGCTTTTTTTACTAACATATCGGAAGCAAATCGTGCTAAAACTGCTTTAAGGACCATCTATGCTGATGCTCTTGAAGGTGATACTATTAGGAAGACCTTGCGTGAAATGCGCAGAGAAGGTCTTTCAAGAAAATCTTACAATGAACTCTTAGCTAAAGCAAAAGAGTTGGGCCTTATTGACCCTCCTAATAAGATTACTAGAAAAGACATACTTGCTCCAATCCGTGAAGGAGAAGACTGGTATGGCATTGGTCCATAGTTATTTGTAATAGCCTATGAGACTTTAACAAAACAAAATGTCTGTGACATTAAACATATTATCTCAAGCTGTGCTTGAAAGGAAAAATTATGAGTGAAGAAAATACAGTAATTGAAGAAGAAGTAAATGAAGTAGAATCCAGTGATACTACTGAACAAAATGTTCAAAAGGAAACCGTTGAAGCTTTAAGCGAAGACAAGGTTGATCCAGTTGAGCAAGAGGTCCAAGAACGACTTACTAAAATGAAGTCAAACATGGATCGCATGGCTAGCGAGCGTGATGAAGCGCTTAAAAAGGCTGCGGAGATTGAACAAAAACAAAAACAAGACACAATCAATCGTCTAGAAGAAGAAGGAAAACTTCAAGAAGCCCTTGAAATGAAGCTAGCAGAAGCTAACGCTAAACTAAAGGTATTCGAAGAAGAAAACACTAAGCTTAATCGGGATAACGTGGTTAATTCGTCACTTGGTGGTTTAGACTTCAGAAATGATCGCAGTCGGCAAATGGCTTATCGTGATATTGTTGAGCAACTTGTACAAAATGAAAACGGTACTTGGGTTCACAATTCAGGAACAACTATTCAAGACTTTATTCTTTCTTACTCAAAAAATGAAGATAATTCATTTTTGTTTCGTGTTAAAGCGAACTCTGGAGCAGGTACAACCTCTAGCTCTGGAACACCAGTATCAAATGAGACTAAATCTTTGTCACAAATGACACAGCAAGAAGTTCTTAATTTGGCGGCAAAAGGCCAACTGGGAAATTATACATATTAAAATAACTTGATAGTTAAATAAGGATAAACAATTATGGCTATTACAAACACAGATTTTCAGAATGTAGCTCTCGCAATTTCTGCTTATGCAGATGAGGCTTACACAACTGAACGTAAACTTAACTCAACTGGCATTGTTGGAATGCGTGATGATATTAATGCTAGCGGAGAATCTTTTATTGGTCAGTTCCGTTATTACAAGCCATTAGCAGCTAATGTAAACGTAGCTTCTTTGTCTTCCGCTTCTGACGGTACATACACCGATATCACAACCGATATTGCTAATTATATTAAAACTGTTCGTACATTTGGTGCGCAACAAGTAAACATGCAAGAAGTTGTATCTAAGCAAGATGGTCTTGCAAAAATTGCTCGTGACTTTGCACAAGTTCGTGGTGATGACGAAGGCAATGCTTTAATGAATCTTCTTAAAGGTGTTGCTGCCTATGAAGTTGCTCATGGTGACGCAGGGGGTTCAGGTAACGGTGGTCTTACAGATTATGACACTGATGCTGATGCTGCTACAACAGGTAACTTTGTTGATGTAAACGCCCTTGGCGCTTTCGGCGCGGCAGCTACTGGTACATCTGACGCACGTAAACTTTTTGATTCTAGTGCTATTGGTGCTGCTCGTGGTGAGCTTTTGTTCCAAGCAATTGGCATGGGTTTTAAAGACTACGAACCAGACTTTATGTACATGGTTACTTCACCAGAGATCATGGCAGAAATGCGTGCAGCTAACTTGGTAGACGATACTACTGTTACAGATGGTAACTTGAACTTTAGCACCATCTTTGGTGGCAAGTTCCGTTTGGTAATGACTCGTGCAAACCAAATGCACAGTGCAGCCTCTGGCGACTTAAACGCGCAATCTACAAAGTGTAGCTTTATTGTTAAGCCTGGAGCAATTACATTTGCACCAGTAGATACACCTACTCCCGTAGAAGTAGATCGTGACGCAGCCTCTTACACAGGCGGTGGTTCTACAAATATTTGGTATCGCTATGGCTTTATCATGCACCCAATGGGTTATGATTGGGCTGGTGCAACTAACGCATTTGCAACCAATGCTAACTTTGCGACTAACACATCGTGGGATCGTAAAATGTCTGCGCTTAACTTGGGCATCCTGCCTATCTTCCACTCATAATAACTAGGAGGAGATAATGGCTTTAGTTCTAAACACTAATAGTTATGTAACAGTTACTGAAGCTGAATCATACTTCGAAACTCGAATTGATGATGAAAAATGGTCTAGTGCAAGTGATTCTTTAAAAGATGACGCACTAGTAACTGCTACACAAATTATAGATAACAATCCTTGGATTGGTTCAGCTGTTAGCTCTTCGCAAGCTCTGGCTTGGCCTCGTAAAAACGCAATGTATTATGACCCTAGATTAGGGTTTGATGTAACCTTTACAACTACAGAAATTCCGTATTTAGTAAAGATTGCTGTTTATGAACAAGCCTTACATTTGTTAAATAATGAAGACCTTTTAGCCCAAACAACACAGACATATGAAAGTATTAGTATCGGAAGTATTAGTTTGTCAGATTCTAACAATGACGTAACTAGAATTTCTATTACTCCTTCTTTTGTGCTTAAGCCTTTAAAACCTCTTATTCGCAGAGGCTCTCAAGGTACAGGTTCTGGTTGGTGGAGGGCTAATTAATGTCTCTTTCTGCAAAAGTAACTGCCGCTGTTAACAAGGCTTTTTCTGCTGCGGGTGATATCGTTAAACAGGGAACACTTTCTACAAAAGCAGTCTCAAGTTATGATTTTGCTTCACGGCAAACAGTAAGCACTCTTTCTAGTCAAACTGTTGACGTAATCATTCAATCTACTAAGAGACCGTCTGGAGAAGGATTTACCATTACAGCTATTATGAAGTCAGGTGTCGATATATCTGTTTATGATATATTGACAGTTGAATCAAAAGTATACAATATTGTTGATTATACAGACAATAATTTTACTATTGAAGCTATTTTAACTAAAGAGGTTCAATAATGTATGATAATGTCTTAGACGATATTGAAGCTGTATTTGGCTCTGCCTCGTGGACTTCTAATAGTATTAATGTCTACCCAGACAATTATCAAGGTACTATTACAAATCAAACAGAGTTTTGTAGACTTAACGTATTACCCTCTAATAGTGAAAACTATGTTCATGGAGGTAATAAAAGAATTGAAGGTTTAATTGCAGTTAAAATATTTGTTAAAGCAGGTGAGGGTCAGTCTCGAATTATGGCTATAGCAGATATACTTGATATTAATCTTCAGAATAAAAAATTAACAAATGGAACAGAGCTTGGAACATCTTATTTGAATGTGGAAGGGCTAGACCCATCTAATAGAGCGCTATACAGCGCCAGATACTTAATACCATTTAAAATATATGGAGAATAATAAATGGCACATATCGACTCACTTAGTTCAGGTATCTTTTCTTATCTAGATATCTTTACAGATAGTGCTACTGTAACACCTGCTAGCGAAACTGCAGCAGGATACGCAACACTATTTGATACAAACACTACCGATGTTGACGCAGCAGACCTTAAGCGTATGCCTTCTGTTCGTGAATTTCCTTCTATTGGTACACCAGCAAACATTGTAAACGTACCAGTTTACGGTCAAAACACATCCTCTCAGATTCAGGGTCAATCAGACGCCCCTACTCTTGAAGTAACAGTTAACTATGTGGCTGCAGATATGGACGACTTCCATACTCTTGTAGGTCAACAAGTTTACTTCCGCTTTATGATGTGTGAAACTGCTACTGAACTCTCAGCTTCTAACGCTGGGGCAAACGCCTCAAAGAATACCTCTTTTTACTTTAAAGGTAAAATCGAAGCTATTTTGGTAAACCCTCAATTGACAGACGCAACCACTGCTACTGTTACTTTGTCGGCGCAGTCGGACTTCTTTGGTCCAGCAACCGTGTAAAATAAAATAATGTAGAAGCCCCTTAACGGGGGCTTTTATATCTATTATAGAGAGATAAAT